TTATACCGTGTGCGCGGTCTACACACCAAACGGCACACTAACGCCAGAGAAACCCAAGCGTGTCTGCTCTTGCTGCCGACAACGACTGGCAATGGCAACAGCGTTTGACGAGAAAGGCTGACCGTGCCCGACACCGATCTCGAAATCCCGACCGCAATCGAGGCCGCCGCCAAGCGCGCCATGATGGCCATCGACAGCCACTATCTGCCGGCCCAGCTAAATGCGGACCTCCGCACGCTGATGGAGGCGGCGATGTGCTGGGAGATGTACGAAAAACAAACCTCGGAGAGATGATGCAACGATATCTGTACGGCTGGCGATGTTGGTGGGAAGGGTTAAGGAAAGCTCGCCGCAAGAAACACGGAGCCGGCAAGCAGCCGTGGTCGCTCGCGCTAAAAACCGCCGCTTGTTATCGGTTCCTTGTTGACGGCCAGCACTGCAATCCGCCACGGCCGCCGCGATACCTGCGCGGCTTGAGCGCGCCCAATGGGTGGGAGTGACGAGATGGGCATTGTCTTTGAGGCGGCGATGCTAAAGCGAATTATTTAGCAGGGTTCACGCTCAAATTTTTCGTCATGACGTCGACAATTCTATCTATGGATTGCTTGTTCGCCTCGATCTGCTTCTCCAAAACCGTGAGCCGATTGTTGATCTCGCTCAAGTGCGGCGAGCCGCGCACCTCGAGGGTATTGACCCGCGTCTCGAGCCGCACCGAATAAGCCACGATGCTGATCACCGCGGCGCCGATGGCAATGGCTTGCGCAACAAGAAAATAAATTAAGGTCTGGTTTTCCGCGACCCATGACCTGACCTTGTCGATCATTTTTTTAGGGCCGCCGGTACGGAAAGATAACCTCGACCTCGTCGTCGGTCGTCAGCCCGAGGTCGGCCAGCAGGCCAGGGCTGAGATCCGCGACCCGCCCCGTGGCCTCGTTCGGTCCCCAGTCCGCCGGGAATGCCGTCAGCTCGATGCCGCCCGCCCGCACCAGCGCGAGCTCCTCGCGCATCATGGCCTTCGGCGTCACGTTGTAGTCCCACCGGCAAGCGACGTAATGGATGTGCGGATTGAGCCGCCGCGCCAGGCCGGTCGTACCCGGTGGCTGCGACGGCAAAAACAGATGCGGCGCCTGCTCGACCTCACTGATGAAGGCCAGCCCTTCGCTCGGCGAGACGCCGGTGTCGTCCGGCCCGCCGAAATGCGAGCACTTGCCGCTGGCCTTGAACAACGGCGCCGGCGCCTCGGCAATGCCTTCCAACGGCTCCCCGCCGAGCTCGTCGGCAATGGCCGCGGCGATGTCAAAGAACTTCGCCTCGTAGAGCTTGGCGTCGGCCTCGCTGTCGACGAAGCAGACTTCGATCAGGATTGCCGGCTTCTCGGTGTTGTTCAGAAAGAACAGGTCGGTGCGCCGCTTGGCGCCGCGATTGATGAAGCCGCAGGACGCAATGGCGGCCGACATCTCAGCGGCGAGCGCCTCTTGCGTCACGTAGAGCACCTCGACGCCCATCGGCTTCTCGACCTGCTCGTAGGCGTTGAAGTGGCAACTGATATCGACGTCGCGTTCCTGCGCGTTGTGGAAGTTCACGATCGCGTTCAGGTTCTCGTTCTGGCTGCGGCTGCTGTTGTCGTGAAACACCATCACATCGGTGCCCCGGCTCTGCAGCTCCTCCGCGACCCGGTTGACGACCCTGCGGGCCTCGTCGACCTCGTCGAGGATGCCGCAGGCTCCGCGGACGTAGAGACCGTGACCAGACGAGATTACAACTTTTTGCATGGCCATGCCTCACAAGCTTGTGGAGAACGCGATATTCAATGTGTCGCCGTTCACCACCGCCTTGTCGCCGGTCGAGAACGTGCCGGCCGACCAAAGCACGCCGTTGGTGTCGTCCTTGGTGGCGACCGCGCCGGTGCCGAAGACGAGGAACGCGCCCTTGACCGTGCCGGTGCTGGTGATCGCATATGACAGCGCCGCCGATAGCGCCTTTCCTCCCGCCGTAGCGGCCGACCACACCGCGGTCTTGCGGTTGCCGGTGTAGGTCGGGGCATTGGCGCCGCCGGCTTCCAGCCATCCCGCATGCGAGACCATGGTATCGCCGGCCGCGACCGCCGTGTACGACGTCGACGAGATCAAGCCCATGTACGGCCCGACCACGGTGTAGGCCGCACCCGCAAGGGACGAGTCGAGCATCAGGTTTTTGCCGACGGTGCAGACGACGTTGTCGATCACCTCGCGCCACTTGAGCTTGCCGTCCACCGAAAGGCACTCGATCACATACCGGCCGTGCGCCTCGGCACGCTCGCCGATACCGCCGCCGCGAACAACGGAAGCGTCATTGCATTCGCGCGCGTTGGCGCGTTCGTCAGTCATGGGTTTCTCCTTTGGAATGTCGTTAGGTGAGCGCCGGCAGCGGGTCCAAATAGTATGTCGTTGACGCCTTGGCCGCGCGCACGTTGATGTAGATGAAGCCCTTCATCGCCGGCTGCGGCGAGGTCAACGTGACGACGAGCTTGAACGGCGACCAGCCGGCACCCGAGCCGCCGCCGTTCCAACTGCTGCCATCCGAGGACACCGCCGCGTTGGCCGCTAGCGGGTGCGACTTGCACGTCGTTTTGAACGAGGCTATCGGCGAGCCCGAGCTGCCGAGGTACTGCACGTCCATCCACAGCTCATCGTTGTTCGGCAGCGATGCGCTGTTGATCGTGCCGTAGACCGTGACGGTGACATCGGCGCCGGTGGTCTCATTCCAGATCGCCAGCGGCAACATGCGGTAAGGCGTCAGGAATGCGGCCTGTGCGTTGGTGGCGATCTTGTCGCTCTGCGCCTGGGTGCCGTCGGTCGCGCCACCCACTCGCGTGATCGAGGTTTCGGTGACCTGGGATCCGCTGTATTCGTCGCGGGTGGCTTTGTAGTTGGTGGCGCCGCTGTCGCAACGCACGGTGACCACGGGATCGGCAGGATAACCCATGGAAACAGCAGACCCCATGCGGGTCACACTGGCATGGAATTTACAGTCCTCGAACACGAAGGAAGCCGCCGCACCAACCAGCACCAGAGTCCCGGAGTAGGCAGAAAAATCGACGCCACGGCAGACGACGCTATAGGCCCCGGTGGACTGCGCATTGAACAGGTTGGTCGGAATCGTGGCGCCTTGCAGCGCCGACGGCGTGTTGCGCCACTCGAAACCTGCGTTGGTCACCTTCAAGCCCTGCCCGACAGCAGCGAATTGCACCGTACAATTGTCCCACAGAACCTGGGTCGGTACCGTGCTGCCAGCGCCAAATGATATGGCATTAACAGAGAGCGTGCCGCCCACGACGAAAGCACAGTTTTTGCAGACGTGATTGATCGTCGCGCCTTGGATGCCGATGCTTGCCCCCCCAGCAGCATCGCCCGCGGTGAAAGTCACGCCCTGATAATAGCAGGATCCCATGCTGTTGGCCGTTGCCTGGAGCAAAACGGTGCTGCTGCCGGTCGTCGAAACCTTGGCTCCCGTATTGAAATTGGCCTCGACTGGCGGCAACGCCGCCGTGCGATCCACGCAGATCGCATAGGTAGGCCCGGCCGCCGCAGTCGCCGGACTGATCAACGTCATCGCCGTCGCCTGCGTCTCGGCGTGGTTGTCGGCGAGGAAGAATCTATTCCCGGCCGCACCCCAATTGGCGGCGTAGGCGTTGGCCAGCCGCGCATGCGGAGTGCCCCAGACCGGGAAATTTCCCACCGGGCCGAGCGAAGTCCACACCGCCGTGGTGTCGGTCGTGGTGACGCCGGCGGTATCGCTGAACGCCGGTTCGGACGCGCTCATTGCCCCTGCCGTCGTGCAAATCTGGTAACTGGCGCCGCTGCTGCGCTTGATGACCTGCCCGAGCACGGCGGGCGTAACGGCTTTTACCTGCGCCCAGGTTGCCGTCGAGGCCAGGTCACCGTTGACGGCGGGTTGTCCGGTCACCTCCTGAAAGGTGGCCGTGTTTGATACGGTCTTCGCACCACGCGTCAGTGTCCAAGTAGGCTCACTTCCAGCACTCGTGCCGGCCACGATACACAAAAACACCCGTTCCGAATTTACAGCAGGCGTTGTCAACTGGCGAATCAACTGGCCAGCGGTGTAAGCCGTGGACACAGCAAACGGCGAGACGGCAGCGTACTTAACGCTGCTCACATACCAGGTAGAATCAACTAGAGCGATAACACCCTCCTATGATAGAATGCGCGGCGGGCCACTGTTTCAGCATTGGCCCGCCACTTGACCTCGAACCGATGGGAGCGGATCGATGCCCAGGCGCATAGATATTACTGGCGTGCGGTTCGGTCGATTGGTTGCAATCCAGCCCGCCGGCCAGGATATTCACCGAAACACGCTCTGGCTTTGTTGTTGCGACTGCCAAAGCCATCATGTCGCCGGTCTTACCGACCTTCGCAGCGGCAACACGAGGTCCTGCGGATGCTATGGTGGTAGATACCGCCACGGCTACTCTACGAGACAGCGATCTCACGATCTTTACAGTACATGGGAAAACATGCACCAACGCTGCAATAACCCCAACAAGGATAATTATAAGTGGTATGGCGCGCGAGGCATCAAAGTCTGCAAACGTTGGGATAGCTTTGTCAACTTCCTCGCGGACGTTGGAGAGCGTCCACCAGGTCTCACAATTGATCGCATCAATAACGATGGCAATTACGAACCTGGGAACGTCAGGTGGGCCACTCAAGAAGAGCAAAGAAACAACAAACGCCCCCAAAACCGAGTCCCGGTGGAACACCATCACGGCTGACCTAATACTGTTCCCGAGTTCAACCGCGAGCTCTTGACCGGCGGCACGCCGGAATTGACCTGCACTGGCGATATCCCAGAGATCGTTGCATTGCGCATGATGGCGCTCGCCAGCGTGACGCTTTGCGTGGAGGCCGCGGTTGCCGCTTCCACCACCGCCGCGCTCCAGACGGTCGGCACCGAAGCTGATTGCGTCGAAATGGCGGTGACCGCCTCGACGACAGCCGCCGCGTAGGTGAGCCCGGCATTGACGGTGGCGGCAGCGTTCGCCACCTCGCGCATGATCTGGCCGAGGTAGGCGTCGACATGATCGCCGACCGATGCCGGATCGTCGACCAGCGTGGCGAAAACGACATTACCGGTGCCGGGCGAATCCTGCGCCGTCGCAACCTCGGCCAGATCAGCCGCGATCGCCGCCCGCCGTTGCTGCTGGCTGACGCTACAGACGAGCATTCAGCCCGTGCCCAATGTAGCGGCAATCATGGTCACAACGCCGGCTGTTGTGCTGCCGATCGGCTTCCCCTCTGGGGTGGTGCCGAGCGAATTCCAGGTCGCGCCATCGTCCACCGAAAACACAACGGCACCGGCCGCGTCGATATCCTGCCCAACAAAACCGCCGGCCATCCAGAAGCCGTTGACCCCGGCAACGCAGGTCACCTTTTGAATGCCTGGAATAGACACCCTAACGGTTTCCGCCGCGGTCGTGTCCGTGGCCGGCAATGTAACGTCGACTAGACTGCCGCCGTGAGTGGTGCCGTCGCTGCTGATGTTGAAGCTGTGCAGCCCCTGCTCGTAAAAGGTGATTGGTGGCAAGACAGGTTTCATCGTTACTTCCGTTGCCGTGTCGTGGCGCATGACGCCATCGGGCACGCGCTGGCCGCGCGCGTCGAAGCAGTCATTGGCAGTACAGAACGACGGAAAAGTCGATCGGTAGGCGGGATCGCCGTCCGTGTTGGTGCTGCTGACCAGGCTCCAGGTCACACCATCTGGTGAGCTCAGTATCTCGTCTTTCAGCCCTGCGCTTCGGTCGTAATAGAACAAGCCGGTTTCGCCGGCATCCTGGTCCCAAACCAGGTTGACGCCGTTCGTTGTCGCGGAGTCTTCGTATGCCTTCGTCCAGTCGAGACCGTTGCTCGACTTGCAGATCACCGGATGGGGAATACGCACCGTGATAATGTTCCCGGCGCCGTCGTCGATCTCCTTCACTTCAATCCGTTCCCCAGTGACCAGAAAGGTACGGACCTGCTCCCCCACAGCGTTTGTCACCAGCGCATAAGACGCCGCCGCATCCCCCAGCTTGTCGGCAGTCGTATTCCCCAGATCGTCGACAGGCTTTGTCACGACACGCACTTCCGGTGCAGTTGTTTTGTCGCCGAAACTTGCCCGATAGAGATCACCCTGAAGCGTGCCATAAACAAACACTGTGCCGCTGGCCCATTGCACATTGTAGATGCGAGTCAGCACGTCCTGGGAATACGGCCCAATCTCCGGCGGCATCAGATGTCCGTTCGCAGGAACGGCAGCGTCACCGACAGGCCGGACGGCGCGGCGTTGTCGGAGGACAGCACCCGCAGCGCATACCTGTCGCCCTCGGCAAAACTCACGGTGGCCGGGATGTTGAACGACCCCGCCTTGCCGCCGCCGGCATCGAGGCCGCCGACCGCAAACGTGACGGTGCCGATCTGAACCCGGTTCTTCTCGATCGCCAGGGTGATGCTGGTGCCCGTCGCGATGCCCACGTCCAGATAGGCATAGGCATGCGCGTTGCCGCTCGGCAGGTTCATGGTCCGGCCGGCGACCGCTTGGAACAACACCTCGCCTGCGCTGCGCTGGACGCTGCCTGGCACGAAGATCGCCGCGTCGTAGTTGACGTCGTACAGCGGCATCCAGAACGAATAGAGCGGGTTGCCGGAACCGTCCGTTGCATTCGGATCGAAGACCGCCGGCAGCGGCGGCGTCGTGTGCGACACCAGCACCTGGAACATGCCGAGGCCGCGCACCGAAACCATCTGGCCGGGAGTGTACGGCGTGCCGTTGGTCCACTGCCCGACATAGGTGATGACGGCGATCGGCAGCGGGATAACCTGCGACGTCCCATCGGTAAAATGGAAGGTCATGCTGTTCGGCGTATAGGTAACGCTGTCGATCCGCTTGCCTTCGGCCAGGTCGGCATTCAGCGCAACGATGCGCTGGTCGACGTCGTAGAAATTGCCGTCGACCTGGGCCGCGCTGTTCGGCGCGCCGCTGCCGGCCCCCCAGGCGCCGGTCGTGACGTAGACGATCGTCATGATGATCGCCGCGTTACGTCTGGTTCTATTGTTGTGACGTTGGGGCGCTCGGGCGGATCAGCATATACCATCTTGATTGGACCCCCGTCCGTGTCGAGCCTTATTCGCTTCAATCGTTCGACCTCGACGTAATTGCTAGAATTGATATTGCCGGCTGAATCCACCTGGTGGACCCTCTCCTTGTCGAAGACCCTGACCGTTTCCTTGGACTCTTGACGTGCCACGCTGACGCTCCAGGTATGCGGAAGATCGATGAGCTTGCCGCCCGAGCCGCTGATAACGGCAATGCCCTGTTCGGGGTCCTGCTCTGGCGGCAACACCCGCGGCGGTGCCGGCCGGATGTTTGGGAAAACGGCCGGCCGGACGATGACCTCAAAGCCTGCCATCACACGGCCTCGAGGTCGTAGCCGGTCGGCACCTTCAGGTCGCTGACCGCAATCTCGTAATCGCTGGAGAATTCGCGGGACATGCCCTTGAGCTTGAACGTCGCTTTGGTCTCGACCTGCTTCAAGGCGTTGTTGACCGATTCAGCCCGCGCCTCGACCATCGCCCGCAGCTCCTCCTCGGTCGGGCCGAAGGCGTTTGCGGGGTTGTATGCCGGGACCGACTCCGCCGCCACGTCCCAATGGGAATGCGACCACACATACGCGACCTGGACCGACGCCGGGTTTACGACGGCGAGCGGGACGTCGATCACATCCTCTGCCCGCAGGCTGGACAGGAAGTTGATGCCGTCGTCGTTGGGGTCGGCGTTCGGCGGCTGATAGCCGACCGAGGTGTCGAACAGGATCGTGCGCCCGGTGAACTGCTGATAGTCGGCCCCGGCATAGGCGACCTCGCAATAGGTCGGTGATCCACCTGCAGCCACGGCCGAGCCGCCGCGCCCGATGGCGCAGCCGATGCGGATCTCGCAATTGACCCGGCCATCCGAACCGTCGAGCGCCAACGAATAGCCGATGACCTTGCCGAGCGCCTCGCCGACCCGCGGCTCCACGAGAAACGCATTCTTGCGCAACGTCACCTCGGGCATGCGCGCGAGCTTCGGCGCGAACGCGATCTCCACCACCCGCGCCCGCTTCATGAGGTGCGCGCGCGCCAGCGCGATCAGGTGCTCGACGCTTTGGTTGCCGCGCCCGGTCGCGATGTAGGACCGCCGGCGCGGGTCGCCGATCGGCACATAGGCATCAATGCCCTCGCCGATGGCTTCGCTCAGGTTGACCGACTTGACGTCGTCGATCCGCAGCGCCTCGCCGTCCTCGGGATCGGTCAGGACGTGCTGCACGTCGGCGTAGAGCGAGAACGACACGAGCTCGGTGCATTGCCGCTTGGCCGTATAGCCGGCGAGCATGGTGACTGTGATCTGATTCATCGGCACGACCGCGCCGACCGCCGACCAGTGGCGGCTATAGCTGGATGTGAACTCTGTTTCTGTCCCGAACTGCGACAAGTCTCCCGGTGTTTTTGTAACGCCGATCTGGTCGTTGACCACCATTTCAGGATAGGTCAAAGCCACGGGTGCCGCCGTCGTGCTGATCGTTTCCGTGTAGGTTGTGGTCCTGCTCGAGGGGCCGAACCAGGCGCCATCGACGCCGCCCGCTGGCTCTGTGACCTTCATGGTGCTGCCGCTGGTCACGCTGACGACCTCATCGCTCGGCGAGCTGGCAGTCGCATCGGTGACGACCCAGCCGTCACCAATCCCGGCCCCGGCCTTCGGCCAATTGTCCGCCGTCAAGGTCAGCGACGTGATGTAGTTGGGCCCCGCCTCGGGCCAATTGCCGATCAGGTATCTCGTCAGGTCGACATTGCCCTGCGCAGCTTGCGTCCAGGTGTATTCGGCATGGACGTCGACCCGCGCCAGCGGCCCGCTGGTGAGCGTCAAGCCGAGGCCATCATACAAAACCTTGCCGTCTTCGCTGGCACCGTCGAACTCGACCAGCCCGTCCTCGCCGGTGAGCTCGTCCGAAACGGATAGGACTAGGGTCTCGCGGTCGTAATGCCAGATCTTGCTGTAGCCTTCGAGCACGACTTCCGGGTCGGTGCGCCGCGCCTCGTCGATCACGACCTCGTCGTAATACGGCAACACCCGCAACGTATCGGCCAAGGCTTCCTTCTGCGCCACGAGATCGATCGGCCGCGCGACGAACTCCAGCGTGACGAGCTCATTGAATATCGAGGTCGGGACGCCGACCAGTCGCCCGCGGAACCGGATCAAATCCGGCCCGCAATCCATCGCGAACCAGCACCAGATCTTGCGGCCGGGACCGAGCAGCCCGATCGGGTCGCCAGCCATATTGCGCGGACGTTGAACGACGACGGTCAAGCTCGCCGGGTCACCCTCGTCCTGCTTGAGCGCAAACGATTTGATGCTCTCGTCCCAGCGCAGATGCTCAGGCGCAAACACCGTCTCGCCCGGATCGATCCAAGCGAAATACGGCAGGCCGGCGGGCATCAGGCGATCACCCGCTGCTCAGCCTCAAGCGACCACGCCACCTCGGCCGCCCACTCGTCGCGCGAGGTGTTCCAGCTCGTGACCTTGGCCATGATAGTCAGCACCTCGCCTGCGCCATCGGTGCCGCCGCTGCCGAGGCCGGGGATGCAGGTAATGGTGATGTCCTGGCCGGGCCACACGTCGGTGAGCGTCGGCGCTTCATGGTCCGTGCAACTGATCGTCACCTTGTGCTGCCGGAACTGCGCCAGCGAAATGTCGGCGAGCTCGCCGCGGCAGTCGCGCGCCAGTGCTGCCGCCTGATCGATCGGCGCCAATGTCATCGTGATGCCACGCACGGCATAATCGCTGAAGTCAATGTCATCGATCGCGAGCAGCGTATAGGCAGGAACATGCGTCAGCATCAGGAATACCGGCTCGGCTTCCGGCCGCCGCTTCTGACTTGTGCCATTGCCGCGGCATTGCGCAACTGATCGACCACCGCGGACGATGCGCGCAGGCCGCTGATCTCTGGCAGGCCAGGGAAATGGATGCTGACGTGATTCATGCTGCCGGCGAAGGCTGGGATCGACAGCCTGGGCGCGACCATGCCGCCGAGGGCGAAGCGGCCCATGCCGTTGAGCACGGCACGCAGGTTGCCGCCCGAGAAGCGCAAGGCTTCCAGCAGCGCCAGCACGCCCGGCTGGCTCACGGCGCGCGCCGGCATGATGTGTTCGCCACGCGAGACCCAGGCGAGGTTGCTGTCGCTCGTGCCGGTACCGCGACCGCCGAGCAGGCCGCCGCCGGCCCTACCGGGGATGCCGCCGCCCGCAGGCGAAGCGGCCCCGCCGCCGCCGGTGAATACGCTTAAGAACGCCGCCCCCTTCTCGGCCATCCAGTCCAGCGCGCTCTGGAAACTATCCTTGAGCCACTGCCAGGCGTTGCCGATGGGCGTCGTGACCCACGCTTCAATGGTGGCGCTGACCTGTGCGACGACAGCATTGAACGCCGCGGGAATACTTTGAAAAGCAGCAATGATCGGATCGATTATCGCATGCTCCAGAGCTCCCAGACTCTGCAAGTCCTTTACAAAGTTCGCCAGCCCCGCTCCCAAATCCTCGACCGGCGCGGGCGCAAAACTGGAAGCCGCAAATGCCTTGCTGATCTTGTCCCAGGCTTGCCCAAGTGCATCCAGCGCCTGCTTATGCCGCTCGGCCGAGGCCTGACTTTTCGCGAGGGCCGCCGACCCCTTTTCGAGTTCCTTTATGACCTCCGGTGCACCCTTCAGACGCTTTAGCGCATCGTCAAATATGGTTTGCCCGATCGGCGACAGCCCCTCACGCATCCTCGCAAGTTCAAGAGTAGCCTTCCGAAAATTCGCGCCCAACTTATCCGCATTAGCCCCAATATCGTCGATTGATATTTTGGCGGTATCCAGCGCGGTGACGATCGACTTCGCCATTGTCTCCGGCGAAGTCAACGCGCTGATAGTGCTGAAGGTGGTTCTGTTTGCCACCTTTCCTAAGTTCCCAAGCTCATCCGCAATCAATGCAATGTTGTTTGAAGCGTCTTTGCCACCGGCCAGTTCCGGGTGCATTTCCGCATTGACCTTGGCAAACTCGGCCATGGTCGCGGTCGTGGCCTTCAGCTGATCTTCCGCCTCCTTCATCTTGCTCTTGAAGAAAGAGAACGCTGCGGCCGCCGCGAATATGGCGGCACCAAGCGTCCCCAGTGTCATCCCAATCCTTGCAATCCCGACCGCGGTGCCGGCCAGCTCGCCCGCGCCCATCTCCTTCATGATCTTGCCGAGGGAGCGCAGCTCGCGCGACGAAACGCCGGACTTCTGCGAGACCTGATCCAGCCCCTGGCCGAGTTGCTGCGTACCGCCGGCCGTGCTTGCAGCCGTGGCCTGCACTTCTTCGGTCGCCTGGCCGACCTTCTTGATCTCGGCGGCAGCCTGGTCGGCCCCGTCGACCTCGATCTTGATCGTCTGGACTATCGCGTCAGCCATTTTTCATCTCGTCCCTGAGCTGTTGACGCATCTTACTTGCTTCATCACGGATGATCCGTAGCAAGTGGAATTTCCTGCGGATGATGACCTTCTTCACCCCGATGTATTTCACCTGCTTGTCGTCGGCCGACATCAGCAGCGGCGTGTCGCGCTTCTTGAGCCGCTTGACCTGGAACAAGCGGCCAGGGAATTTACTCGCCGGCGGCCCGCCCGGCTCCACCGGAATCCAGAGTAACGGGTCGCCTTTGATGGTCGCGCCTTTCTGAAAGATGCGCCACAGGCGCTTGGAATGGTGGAAGACGATCGTCGTAGACTTACCGTCTTCGCCCGAGATGTCGTAGGTAAAGCCGGATATCCATGCGCCGGTAAACCTGCCGGCAGCGGCAATGTCGGCGCGGCCCTCGCGCAGAACATTGTCGGCAAACTGCTTGGCTGATGCCGTCACCGTCCCCGCAAACCGCTGCTTCAAACGGTCAACGGTTTCGTCGATCTGTGGCTTTATCGAATTTGATCGCAGGCGAATGCGGACTGCCACGGCTAAGGCGTTCCCAGTTCCTTGATGGTTTTCTCGATGGTCTTGCCGTCGCCCTGCGCGCCGATGGCGGTGATTGCGAGATCGTTCGCCCGCTCCATGCGGTCGAGCCTCTCATTGAGATCGCGGTAGGCGTCGATCTGGCGCCAGGTCAGCGTCATTGCATAGTCGGGCGGGAAGCCTCGCCTGATGAGGGCGGTGATACCGAGGGCGATTTCTTCAAGCGCACTTTGACGGCCTTTGCTCCTTCGCCCGGCGCCCCGAGGGTCGTTAGCCGATTGACGAAGGAGCCAAAACCGTTTGGGAATGTGAGCCTGATAATTGCATCCAGCAGCTTCAACTGGTCTTCCATCAGTAAATTCACGTTGGCGTGCTGCTCGTATTTCTCGTCCCCGAGATGCCCGCACCCGGCCGCAATGATCGAGCCGATCGAGGCGCCGAACAATTCGATCAGGACTGGCACGATATTATTGCCGAAGTCTCCGCTCGCGAGCCGCTTGAGATCCGGGAAACGCGACACGATGGATGCAACCGCATTGCCATGCAAACCGCGCACGACGATCCGCCCGCCGTTGATCCGCACGACCTCGGATGCCGTCAGCGTTGCTATGTCGAGGAGGTCGGCCATTATGGCACCACCACGGCTTCGTTGATGGTGAACACACCGAAGGTGCCATCGGTGTCGTCCCGCTGCACCTCGGCCTCGATCTGCAAGGTCGAGAAGTCGTCGGCGTCGGTGATGAAGCTGAAATCGCCGGTCGGGTTGACCGAGATGCGGCCGGTGAAATCCACCTTTTGGCCGATGTCGTTGGTTCCCACCACCTGGATGATGCCGACGATCTCCAGCTTTTTGAATGCGCTCACCGTGATGCTGCCGTCGACATCGGGAGTGCCGACCTCGCCGAGGGTGAAAATGGCGAGGTTCTCTGCGTTGATCTCGTCGAGCGTGAACTTGATGGTGGCGCCGACTTGGGTGACCGCCGTGAAGTCCTTGACCTTGACGCCCTCTCGGCTCGTGAAGTGTTCTTTTTTCGCAACCGTCGGCGTCCACACAAACGACGGCGCGTTGCCGAGATCGAGGAAGGTAGAGCCGCCGTCTTCCTTGAAGCTGACGATACCTTTGCCGATGTGGTAATTGCTGATGCTCGGTGACGCGGGCATGGGTTTATAGCTCCTCTATTTTCAGGGAATACTGGAACATGAACAGCGCCATCAGCACGCCGTGCAGCGAGCGCATCCAGCCGACGTCGGTCTGGCAGCCGAGATAACGGATGGTGCCATTGCCGCCGACCAGCGCGATCAGTTGCGTGTCGGTGAGCACCCGCCGGATCAGCTCGCGCCGCAGGACAGTCAACTCTGGCCCAACCTGGTCGGCCTGTTGTGCGACAAGGATTTCCGGCGTCATCCGCACGACATAGGGCCTATTGGCCGGACGCGCCGAGCGGTCGTCTGCGCCGCTGGTTTCCTCGTCGCCGTCAAACACGATCGCCGCCGGCAACGCCTCTTCCGGTATGTCGACGTTGTTGCGATAGGCCGATTTGATATTTGGAATGCTGGCGATCACCTCGAGCAGCCGCGCCAGGATTTCCTCGCGGACGTCTCTCACCCGAGCGCCGCCTCTTTCAGCAGGAAGCGAACCTCGCCCCAGTCCTCACCCATCGGGCTGCCGCGCAGTTCCCACGAGCGCGCGATCCAGGTCCGGCCGGAGAAGGCAAGCAGAGCGCCCGCATAATCGGTTCGCGCGATGCCCTTTCCGGCAAGCTCATAGATGCGAGCAAAAGCCCCTGGCCCGACGCCGCGCGCCTCGGCTGGCCCCGCGGAGCCTGTCACCGCCATCGGCAGCACCTTCGGCTTGGTATCGTCGATGACCGTGATGTCGACGGCAGCCGCAACGCCCGCGGTCAATGTCGCCGGCACGCCGAGCTCGGCATAGACCGGATCGAACAGCAGTGCGCTGTAGTCGATGGACATCAGGCGACGAGCCGCAACGCCAGATCAGCGTGGACGATGCGCCAAGTCGGCAGCCCCAGCAGCATGGCCACGATCATGTACAGAACGATCAGCAGCACGACGAGCAGGTACAGCCGCTGCACGTTCCAGTCGATGCTGTAGCTGAACCACTTCGCGACCATGACGATGATCGCGCCGATCAGCACGAAGATGGCGGCCACGATTGCGGCATTGAGCACGCCGAGCAGCAACCCGGTCAACGACATGGCGGCACCTCAAACATAGATACGCATGTATTTGTAGAGCATGGAGTCGATGGTATCGGTCGCCGTCTGCAACGGCGCGGCGAGGCCGGCCTTGCCGAACATCTGCACCGGATCGAAATACTGCACGCGGGTGTCGCCATGCATGACCGACCGCAGACCGCTCGTCATGCGTGCCTGTCCCCGCGCCGCCTGGATCAGCATTCCGGTCGCCGCCTTGAGTGCCGGCGGCGCCGCATCGGGCAACGCATAGCCGCCGCTATAGGTCACGGTGACCGGCTCGGCCCATGCGCCCTCGATGCGTAACTTGCCGGATGCGTTCTCGAGCTCATAGATCGTCGGGTCGAGGACACTGCCGCGCGGCGATTCCACCGAGACGAGGTCGGCATCGGCGACAGGATAGCGCGTCAGAAACAATCGCGGCGTGTCGCTGCAGCGCCAAGTCTCCTCGACAGTCTCGTAGGCAAACACACGGTTGCACATGGTGGCGACCACGTCGCTGTACTGATCGATCAGCATCTGCAACTGCGTGTCCTCGCTGGTGTCGGACAGCGGCACGTTAAGGATGGCCTTCAGCTCGTCCAGCGTCAGCAGCGCGTAGCTGGTGGCAGGCGTCAGCACCTTGACCCAGATGTCCGCCATTTTTAGCGCGCCTCGTCGTGAAACTGCTCGAACAAGCTGCGCAGTTCGAGTGCCGGCGCCTCGCTCTTGTCGGACAGGATCGGAATCGCGGCGTAGGCCTTGCGGTCGATCTTCCACCCGATGATCGTAGGCGCGGACGTTCCCGGCAACCCGCGCGCGCCTACGGCGCCTGTCTCCCCGCGCTCGCCCGCCGGCCCCTTGCTGCCCTGTCGGCCGGCGGACGCGATCAACTGCCAGCCCTCGCCTGGACACGCCCCAGGCGCCGCGCGCCGCGCGATGAAGCTCGAGCCGGTGAGCGCGACGATGTCGAGCGCCGCATAGGTCTCGGCTTCGCTCCAGGTGCCGCGCACCTTCGGCATCGCCGCATCGCGACCGGGGCAGGCAATGCAGATCCAATCGGCATGCCCCGGCGCCTGCCCGGTATCGCAGCTAGCCTGCCAGGTGCCGCCGCCATGGGTGACCACGACGCCGGCGTAGTGGACGGTGTCCGACGCCCATTCCCGCACCGCCGGCAGCGTTCCAGGCTCGCCCTTCTGGCCGCGCGCGCCGTCCGTGCCATCGAGGCCGGCCGCCCCTGCAGGCCCAGGCAACCCCTTCTCGCCGCGCTCGCCCTTCTCGCCGGCCTCGCCTTTCGGGCCGCGCTTACCTTCCGGGCCGGGAATGCGGGCCAGCGCGCGGACCTCTTCCAGGGCGCGCCGCCCCAGTGCCAGGCAAGTGCCGACCGCTTCGAAGAGCGTGTATTGTGGAACGGGGACGGCCGGTTTGTCGCTCATGCCGTCTCCCATAATCATGCCGCCAGCAGCCACACAACCGCGGCGGCTTCGTCATCGTCCTGCCGGCCGGTGGCGACCGCTTCCAGGGTGCCGATCACGCCGAAACCCTTGCCGCGCGCGCCGATAGAACCCGCACCGGCAACCTTGAGGCTGAGAACGGCCACCGCCGTGCCCTTCGCGCCGCGCGCGCCGCTGGCCGCCGCCTTGACCGTGAGAGGCCCATTCCCTTGCCCACCGGCGCCGGCCGCACCAGTGGCCTCGCCAGCAAGACTGCGCAGCACCGCAGCGCCGATGCTGACTGCAACAACGACGCCGTGAGCCTCGCCTTCGAGTGCCGGGAGTATTCCGTAACCGACGCCCTCGACGAGGTCCGGCCGCAACTGTTCACGACGACCTCCGCCGGGAAGGATGACAACGAACGCCGGCTGGACGACGGCATCGGCGATGTCCGCGGCGGATGCGGCCTCGGCCACGCTGACGACGATCGGCAGCACGTCCGGCGGCGGAATGGTCGGAACGGTGCTGATAGGCGCAGCCGCGACCGGCCCGAAACCGAGCACACCACCGGAACTGATAGACGGCGGCTGAACCGCCTGCGGTGGCTGGGCGACTGGAGCCGTCGCGAGCGGCGCCGCCGAGACCGGACAAAACCCGAGCATCGGCTATGCCGCCCCTTCCAGCGCCGCGACCCGCGCTGCCAGTTCCTTGACGGCATTAACCAGCGCGAACGTCAACGCAGTGGTGTCGAGCACGCGCAGATCGGCAACCGGCTTGCCGTCGACAAATCCGATCTCAGTCGTCACCATCTCGGGCATCGGCACTTCGGCCTGCTGCGCGATGAGGCCGATAAATTCTTTCAGCTCTTCCGCAGGCTTTGGAGCCGGCCGATCCTTCGGGTCCGGCGACGGAGCTGACTTGCTGTAATTCCCCTTGAATTTATACCGCACCGGCAAAAGCTGCAGCACCTCGGCGAGCCCGTGCGTGTAGTCGCCGACCACATCCTTGATGCGTTCGTCGGACGGTGCAGTCCAAGAACCGCCGCCAGGTTTGTAAGCCACGCCGGTAATGTTGAGATCGCCCGCCACGTCGAGCTTGGAACCCGGTGCCGACGTGCCGATGCCGACGTTGCGGATGTTATCGACAAAAAGCGCGCTCGTGTTGCCGATACGTAAGCCGATTGTCCCCGTCGCGGCGGCGTTCACGTAAGTGTTTTGACCGTCTCCGTAGATGGAGTAATTAGCCGCGGTGACAGCGACACTCCCGACAAAACCTATGAAGCTGCCGGGAGACAAAGAAAGATTGCCCGTCATGGTGTCGCCGGCCTTCGACACCTTGCCGTCGAGACCGGCCTGCGTCGCCGTGCTGACAGGCTTGCTGGCGTCGCTGGTGTTGTCGACGTTCGCCAGTCCGACATCGCTTTTCGTTAGCGTCACCGTGCCGGTGCGACCGGCGACACTCTGAACCGGCGCGGCGGCCGAAGCCCGCACATTGGTATAATAAAGATTGACCGAGCCTTCCGGCACCGCATCGGTCGAGCCTGGCGACGGCGAGATCTCGATATAGGCCGAGCCAGACCAGCGATAGATTTTGCCGGTATCGAGCGCGACATAAATGATGCCTGTCGCACCCGTGGCCGGGAACGCGGCAAGGTTGGCAAATTCCAGCACGTCGTCGACATAGCTTGGGAGTTGGGCGGCCGGCACCTTCGTGCTCGCATCGAGCGAGGCGTAGCCGTTGGCGATGCCCTTGCTTGCCTTGTCCTCTTTTGCATTGAGGGCAGATATGCCGGCCGCTTCGGTCCAGGCCGCATCCTTGCGGCCATAGGTTTTTCCGTCTGACGGTGCGTCGTCGAGCTTGGCCTGCAACGCGATGATCACGCTCGCCGGCAGCGTGCAAAACACGTTCTTCGTCCCGGCCGCAAAGTTCACCAGCGCATCCGCATTGGACGATTGCCGCACGGTGTCGCGCACCAGCGTGGTGGCGCCGGACAGGTGCCCCGTGCCGATCTCCCAAGAGCCGTTCGGCGCGCCGGTGGCGCCATCAATGGACTCGATGCAATAGTCGAACGACGGCCCGACGCCGAAGGCCGTGTTGAAGCTCTCGAAACCGGTGACGGCCCCACCTAACGTGAATGCGCCGGTGCCGGTCGCTGCCGACAGTTCCTTGACGCGGTCGGCGATCATGGCATCACCAGACGGAACGAGTGCAGCCGCACCGGGCTGTTGCGGAAGATTTGGGTCGTGTTGAGCTTGATCACGGCATCCGACTTTTCGTCGCCGACGTCGCAGGAAAAAACCAGGCTCCCATCGGCGGCCGTAATACGAGCAGCCGCCGCATTACCTTGAGCCACCGCGGCGTCCTCCTCGGCAATCCGGTTAAACACCAGTTCGCCGCCGACCGCTTCCTGGGCGGCCGGATTGGATAGCGGCAACACGGCCAAGGTGCCGGTGTCCGATAGCAGTTCGATGCTGCCACCATTCATCATCTGCGCAAGCGCATCGAGCATGGCGTTACTCGCTGCCTCGGACAGGTTGACTATCACTGTTGCGGCTCACCATAGACCGGCACAAAGGCGCCGCTCTCGTCGCGCTCGATGCGCGTTACCCTGGCCGCCGATGTTTCACGTGACACAATCGGCGGCAGCTCATGCAGCATGCGGGCCGCACTCGCGACCTCTTCGGCAAGCTCGGGCGGCAGCATTGCGACCTGGCGGTCAAGGCCAATCTTGAACACGGCGTCTGCCACGCATTCGCGCACGAACGGCGCCAAACCTTTGGCGAGTGCCTCTACGGTTTCGTCGTCCATTACGCGGCAGCCTTCAATGCCAGGGTGAACGCAGCGGTCAATTCCTCGCCCGATTTTTTGGGCGCACCGGGCGGTGGTGGCTTTGCCGGATCGGCGGCAGCATCCGACGCCGCGGCCGGCAGCGCCGCGGGAGGACTAGGCGGCGCTGCCGGAGCAGGTGTCTTCCCGATCTGACTCAAGGGGACGACCTGCTGCTGGACGCGAGGCTCGTCGCCGAACGAAACTGCCTCGTAGCCTTCGAGCGCACGCGCTTCGTTCGGGGCGAAGATGCCGCCTTGCACGCCGCGCGCCAGGCTCTCGATGCGGTCCTTCATCGCCGAGCGCAGCAGCGCCGCGGTGTCGAATTCCACATACTCGTCGGGCTGGCCTTTGAGATCGAACAGCAGCCCAAACGCCTCCTCGATATGATTGAGCGCAAATCCTAAACCGCTTGCGACCCAACTCTGCATCAGCATTTCGGTCGAACTGTACGACGTGCCGCCGATGCCGAGGATCTGCAGCGGGATGCGGAACGCCAGCGCAATGGCCTCGTTCGACAGCTTCATCATCTCCGCGGTACCGGCATCCTTGCCGCTTTGCGCCCACGGCTGGACTTTCAACCCGGCGGTGAGGATCGGCGTCCCGCCCTGGTGCAAGCCCTTGGTCTGGTCGTTCCAGCGGTCGCGTAACTGCTGGACTTCTTCCTGCTTGAGCTTCAGGTCGGTCGAGAGCACCGCCGAGGGCCGCGCCTCGTTGAGGTAGTACCCCATCTGCTGGCGTGCGATCGCGTTGGTAACGCCGATGTCGCTGTAAGCCGCGACGATCGGACTCTCGCCGATCAGCGGCACCGGCCAGCGATGCCGCACCGTATGCAGCCGGATGTGCAGGACGTCGCGCTGTGGCACGATCAGCGGCTCGCCGCCAAGCCGCTTCTCGATCACCTGGTTGCCGTGCAACTGATAGAAAACATCGCCGGTGGAAGCGAGCCGCGGGTGTGACTGCAGCGGGTCCATCAGGTGCAGCTCGTCGATCTCGAAGCGGTCGTTGCGCAACCCGAGCGCGTAGGCATTGCCCTCGAGGTAGAGCGATCGCGTCACGTTCAGCAGGAAATCCGAGATCGACTGGTAGTCGTTGGGATGGCGCAGCAGGCGCGAGAGTGCCGATGTCTTGACGCGCTCGCGCCCGCCTTTGTCGTTGAGCCGCCAGTGGTCGCCGGGGCACATGGCAACGGTCTGCGCATAGGCCGAGACGCAAGCCTCGACCATGGCCGACTGAGCGCCGAGGCTGACCGGCGTATAGCCCTGCTGCCACCAGTTGTCGGCGACACCGGCGGGCACCCACCCGCCAGTGACCGGCAAATAGTAAGGGCCGGGCCGATATTGGCCTTCGCCCTTACCGACAAGCTGGGCAGCGACTCGTGTCAGAAACCCGCGGACGGTCATGTTGCTGGCGTCGCGGTCCTGGTCTGGTAGCTGCCACGTTTGCCGGCCTCGGCCTGCTTTGTCTGCGGCTCGTTCGGGTCGGCGCTGCCGTCGTGCTCGTGTTCCATGAGGTGGACGCCCAAGGCGGCGAGGTCATTCTCTTCCTGCGTCGGAGTCGGTTTTACCCCGCTCGCCATTTTGGCCTGCGCCTCGTTGGCCTTGTCGCGGGCCGCGCGGTCGTCGGCGAGCCGCTTTTTCGCGGCTGTCGTGTGTTCG